CGGATTTGGAGATTTAATTAGTACGTTTGATACTATATGGACTCCGTTAGGACTACCAGCATTTCCTACATTACAAGAAATTGATATAGAAGCATTAATAAGAGATAAAACTGCAGAAGAATTAAAAAAGATTTCAGTGTTTGGGTTTTCTTTAGAAGATTTACTTGGGGGTGAGATGAAAGATAGCCTTGTAATAGAAGGTTATGATAGAGAACGATTGAAGAATAAAGCGAGACAGTTTGCTCAAGAGTGGCAGTTACACTTATTTAAATTATGGATGCAAAAGGTAACGGCATTCTTTGACGCTATAGGACTGAGTGCATTGACGGCATTAATTACATTTAATTTCTGCCAATTTCTAACTCTGTTATCCTTTCCAACTACTATAGCTCTTCCAGCATCTGTTACAACAGTAATAAATACTACCATAAGTACACTACCAAATACCACTGAAACCGAAGACTAATAGGTATAAATAGATATATGGCAAGTTCACCAAAAATATTATCCGATAAAAGTATATCAGGAGAGCTAAGTAAGGCAAGAACTACTTCCAGAATAAAAGGTTGGAAGGACTTAGATCTGTCTTTAACTTTACATCCAGTTAGAAAGGACATAGTGCCTTTAAAAGATGATAATGCAATTAAGAATTCAGTAAAGAATTTATTAATATCAAATTTTTATGAAAGACCTTTTAGTAGAGATAAAGGTGCTAATTTAAGAGCACTTCTTTTTGAGCCCGCTGATGCCATAACAGAAATTGCATTAAGAGATAACATTACACGAGTACTAAATAAGTATGAACCCAGAATATCTGTAATGCGGGTAAGAATTTTACACGAAGAAGATTCCAATAGTTACAATATTACAGTAACTTTTAAAATAAAAGAATACGATACAAATCAATCAGTAGAAATCGTATTAAGAAGATTGAGGTAACCAATGGCAAGTAATTTAAATGTAACTGAACTAGATTTTGACCAGATCAAACAAAATCTAAAGAACTATCTAAAAACACAATCAGAGTTTAATGATTATAACTTTGAAGGTTCCGGTTTAAGTACCCTATTAGATGTTCTCGCATATAATACTCATTATAATGCAATGGCGGCTCATTTTTCACTAAATGAAGCATTCTTGGACTCAGCACAAATACGTGGTAATGTAGTCACAAGAGCTAAACTTCTTGGTTATGTTCCAAGATCGGTTCTTTCACCTAGAGCGTCAGTTAATATTACAATAGATGTTACTACTGAAGTTGGTACTCTCCCTGATACCTTAACTATGCCAAGAGGCACAAAATTAACTAGTTCTGTAGCACAAAAACAATATCAATATGTTACTTTACAAACTCAAACTGCAGATTTGGTAACAGATGCTTCTACTAATCCTGTTACTAAAAGCTATATATTTAACAATGTTTCTATAGCACAAGGCTATTATAAATCACTAAAATATCGTGTTGATAATGATATTGAAAATCAGAAATTCCAAGTATCAGATTCAGATGCAGACACAAGTACTTTAAGAGTACGTGTCCAAGAAAACGAACAGTCTAGTTCTTTCGATATTTATACAAGATTTGAAACACTACTTAATGTTACTTCAACATCGCAAGTATATTATCTACAAGAAAATAATTCAAACTATTATGAAATATATTTTGGAGATGGTGTTACAGGTAAGAAACCTTTAAATAATAATATTATCACATTGGATTATGTTTATACTGATGGTGCTGAATCTAACGGCGCTAATGTATTTTTAATGTCTGATTCCGTAGGGGGTTTCGGAACTTCATCAGTAGTCACAGTATCTCCCGCTGCAGGTGGAGCAGTACAAGAAACTTCTGAATCAATACGATTTAATGCTCCTCTTACGTTTACATCACAGAATAGAGCGGTTACTTCTGATGATTACAGGGCAATTATTCAAAGAGAATTTACTAATATCTCGTCTATCTCATGTTGGGGTGGTGAAGATAACGATCCGCCTGATTATGGCGCAGTTTATATTTCTATTAAACCTATTATCGCAGAAACTCTTACTACTGCAGAGAAACAAGAGATTACTGGTACTATTCTTAAAGGGAAGAACGTAGTATCTATTACACCATATATTGTAAACCCTAATTATACTTACTTGGAATTAGATGTATTCTTTAAATATAACCCAAACCTTACAGATAGAACTTCGGTAGAACTAGAATCTGTTGTCAGAGATACTATCTCTGATTATAATTTTAACCAGTTAAACAAATTTGATGGCGTATTCAGACATTCGCAATTAACATCTTTAATAGATAAAGCTGATCCTGCTATTCAAAACTCGACTGTAAGACCTTACATGTTTATGACCATCACTCCAAGTGTATCAGAAGGTGCTAATAACTTTGACTTAAATTTCACATCACCTTTTTACGAAAGTGGTGCATCAACAGATTATATCATAACATCTACACCATTTAAACTTGCGTATTCAGGAACTATTGACCATTACTTCGGAGATATTCCGCTAGAAAATACGACAGATAGACAAGTAATAATATATAAAATTGTAGATGGTAAAGATGTTGTTGTAATTAATAATGCTGGAACAGTTTCACCTGGTAGTGGTAAAATTCAACTTAATAACTTTACAGCGTATTCTACCGCAGATATAAGAGTTACAGTAACTCCAAATTCTTTAGACTTAGCACCTAAAAGAGATCAGTTAATTGCTATTGATGCATTACGTGTTAAGATTACTCCAGCAGTTGATACTATTGCAGTATCTGGTTCTACTGGAACAATAGACTATACAACACCATCGAGATTTAGATAATGGCGATAAAAGACCCTTCATTCTATTCTAATGATATATCTTCACAAGGATATATTGAATCTACTGCGTCTTCTACGCGGAAGAGTAAAGAAAAATTAAGAGTCGATTCATTAATACCTTCAGAAATATTAGAAAATTCAGCAGGAATTAAACAGTTACTTGAAGCGTATTATACGTTTATGAACTTGGATGAATTTATTTATGAAGAAGATGAATCTTTTACGGATATTATTTTAAATGGAAAGGCAGTCTTTAGAATACCAGATCCTAATAACGAGAATGATGAATTCTTTACTGATGAACAAGGTGCGTCATCTACTCTCTTATTAACAGATCCTTCGAAAGGCCCAGGCCAAGCAGGTTATCAACAATTATTTGCATTAGATGCTCAAAAAGTTAATATATCTAATGGTAACGAATTACCTGGTTCTTTGGCTACATTAACATCAGAAGTTGGTAAAACTTTTCAAGTGCAGATGCTGGTAAATAATGAAATTAGTAACGTATATAATGGGTTTACTGCAAAATTAACTACACCTGTTAAATATTGGGTTGGCCCAGGGCCGTCGCATGTTTTAAATAATATTGAAAAGGCAATGGATATTGATGCTAACTCTCAGCAATTTTTAGAGTTAATGCAAAAAGAAATTGCTGCTGTAATACCTAGAAGTATTACGGTTAATAAGAGAAACCTATATAAGAACATTGTAGATTATTATAAAGTCAGAGGTTCTGCAGATTCTATAGAAATATTTTTTAGACTTTTATTTAATGATGAAGTAGAAGTACAATTTCCATGGGACAAAACTTTAATACCTTCATCTGGTAATTGGGACGTTGACGCTGCTCTCCCGAAAGGTGGGCAATATTTAGATAATAAAGGCCAACTATCTAATACTATTAAAATACAAGATAGTTTAAGATTCCAAAAATTCTCATATTTAATTAGAACAGGACAGAACGTATCTGCTTGGGAAAATGTATTTAATAGATTAGTACACCCTGCTGGATTTAAATTCTTCGGCGAAATTTTAATGATTATAGAATTATCTAAAGCTATTATGGGTGAAGATACTGTACAAGGTGATAGATTAAATAGATTTGTAAAATCTGCTATGCCATTTTTACAACCAGGTGCTATCGGTATTGAAGATTTACCTGTACTTGTCGAAATGTTTGCTTCAATATTTTTACCTGAGATACAAAGTAGAGTACACAAAACCGGAACAGTTAGTATACCTCCCCAATTTCTTAAAAATGGAATTATTACTAGTATTGCAGTTACAAATCCAGGTAGTGGTTATTTAACTGCTCCTACACTGACATCTGCTGATACTGGTACTCCTGCAGCACATACAACCGCAACTCTTGCAGCAAATATCGCCAATGGTAGTATTACTTCCGTAACAATAACAAATGGCGGATCCGATTATAATACCGCAGTACTTACTGCAGCTGCTCCACCGGCTCATGTGTTCGATGGTAGTGATGATGAAGTTGGCGGAACTGGTATTATTAATCTTACCGATAACACAATTAAATTAACTGCTCCTCAGGCAGCATCTATACCAGTTGGAGCACGTGTAACATATAGTTCTGGTTCTGGAACAGCTATAGGCGGATTAGTAAGTGGTACACAGTATTTCATTAAAACAAATTCAGGTACAGAGGTCACATTATCAGCTACTAACGGTGGTGCAGTAATTGATATTACTGGTACTGGTTCTGGTACTTCACATTCATTCACAGGTGTTACTGCAACATTACAACCAACTACTACTAGTGGTATTGTTACCGGTATAGAAATTTCTAATCCAGGTTATGGCTATAGTGGAACACAAACATTAACTTTTAATGGTACCGCTATTTCAGGACAATCTTTAGTTGCGCCAGTTATAACAATAGGAGTTGATTCAGAAGGTAGATTAGACGTAGATAATATAACCATAACATCTGGCGGTAGTGGTTTTGCACAAATATTTGGGTTTGTTCCTGCTAATGCTAATGCTACTAAATTCGCCAATATACTTATTAATGGCGGTTCAGATAAAACATATAGTTCTGCTCCATTAATCGTAATACCACAACCAACAGCTACTGATGCAGATGGGGTATTACTATCTAGTAATGTACAAGCTGCAGCTAAATTTAATTTAGAAGCTACAACTATAAAAGAACTTCATGTAACATTTGGTGGGTCAGGCTACTTATCTCCGCCATCAGTAACAATTAGTGGTAATGCTACTGCTAAAGCTGTTATAGAGAATGGTTCTGTAACAAAGTTAATAATAGTAAATGCGGGTTCAGGTTATACTGAACTACCAACTATTACAATGAGTACACAACTTGGTGGAACACAAGCAACTGCAATTGCCAGATTAACACCAAGTGAAATTAGTGGAACACAGATAACAAATGTAGGTTCAGGTTATACTGGTGATCCAGTTCTAAGAATTGATTCTGCTACTACTAATGAAAAAAGAGCTACTTTAGAATCAATATTGATTATATTACTTAATCACGTATCAGATGCTTCAAGAACTGATACAACAAATAATTACTTCAACACAAAGGGAGATTCATATTTAACCAGTGAAAAACGGTTTGGATATAATGAAACCTTAGACACATTGGGTTCAATACAAATACAAAGTACTGATACAGCCAATATAAATAAATATAATGTGAATTCGTTTATTCATACTAATTAATAGGAAACAAGAAAATGACTGCTATAGTAACATCAAATTTTAGGGTAATTAATGCCGAGAATTTCAAAGAAGATGTGGCTGATGCTTCTACTAGTGTATATGTTGGTATTGGTAAGTCTGATGTGTGGTCTTTAACCACCTCAGATACAACCGATACAACGCCTTTCACTCCAGTTGATGCATTAGACTCATTAGGAGAGGCGTACCAAAATATGATTGGTATGAAATTAATAGGAACTGCTGATATATCACACGTTGTTCCCAGATATACTTGGGCAACAGATACTAGTTATCATGCATGGGATTCAGATGACGGCTCGATCTTTGATAAAAAGTTTTATATTATCACTGCTGAATTTAAAGTTTATAAGTGTATTGTAGCTGGTGGATCGGTATCGACTCAACAACCTACTCAAACACTTACAGATCCAACTGCAGAATCTGATGGATATATCTGGAAATATATGTTTACAATTTCAGTTGCAGACGCAGAGAAATTTTTAACTAATTCATATATGCCAGTTAAGACTGTTAATCCAAGAGCAGGAGGCCAAGCCTCAGATTATAGTAGTGATTCTACTGCCGAAGCTAACTTATCAGAAGCGGATTATGCACAATATCTTAACCAAAAGGCTTCAACTAATTCTGTCACTGCCGCTGGTATTGAAAGAATTGAAGTTACTACGGGTGGGACATATTCTACTACACCTACTATTGTTATTTCTGGAGACGGAACCGGTGCTACTGGTACAGTAGTTATGAGTGGTTCTGGATCAAACCAAACAGTAGCAAGTATTACTATTAATAATAAAGGCACAAATTATACAGTTGCTGATATTACATTTAGTGCTGGTGATGCAGGTGCAAGAGCAGTTATCTCACCTGAACTTGGTCACGGTACTCAACCTATTAAAGAACTGGGTGCATTCTTTGTTGGTCTTAATACTCAATTAACTGGTAACGAAAATTCTGACCTTACAGTTGGTAACGACTTTAGACAAGTAACACTTCTTAGAAATCCTAAAGTATTCGGCCCAGGTGCAATTGCAACTGCTCCAACACTTAAGGCTCTTCGTTCTTTAGATTATACATCAGGTGCGCCAATTACAAGCTATACTGTTGACGAATTAATTGTTGGCTCAACATCAGGTGCACAAGCATATGTTGTAGAAATTGATGCAGCTGCTGGTTATGTTTACTATCATCAGAATAGTAAAACTGGTTATAAGGCTTTTGTAAATGCAGAAAATGTTGTTGGTCAAACAAGTTCAACAACAGGACAATTAGAAAGTAGTAATGCTCTTCGTAACCCAGAAGTTCACCCAGGCAGTGGTGATATTATGTTCTTAGAGAATAGAAACCCTATTAATAGAACTACAACACAGATAGAAGATATTAAAGTTATTATCGAATTCTAATACATATTAAAAGAGAAAGGACAAAATGACTACAACCACAATAAAGAATTATTCTCAAGGGCCATATTTTGATGACTTTGATGAAACAAAGAATTATCATAGAATTTTATATCGACCTGGCTATGCAGTTCAAGCTAGAGAACTTACTCAAATGCAAACTGCCATGCAGGCACAGATTGATAGATTCGGTCAATATGCTTTTAAACATGGTTCGAGGGTTGTAGGTGGTAAAGTTACAGTTAATACTGAATATGACTTTATTAAAATTGATTCTGCATTCACACATACAGTAGGCGGTACACTTAATTCAGATGGTTATCTTTCTAATTTTGTGGGTACTACTATTACTGGTGGTAACAATAGTGGAACACCAATTACTGCTAAAGTTTTAGAAGTAGTTGCTTCAGATGGAACAGATCCTAATACACTCTACATAAAATATTTAAGTAAAGGTGGTTCAACTAGATCCGTAAGTACATTTGGTACGGGAGAAGAGTTTTCATCATCAGGTAGTACTACTTACTATGGTCAAGTCCAAAGTACTGGTACACCAGTAGGTATAGGTTCATCTGCTAATATTGAAGAAGGAGCATACTTTCTTTCTGGTACTTTTGTTTATGTACCAGCAGCTTCTTTACTATTGGACAAATACACTAACACACCTTCATATGTTGTAGGTCTTAATGTAGTAGAAACCATCGTTGATACTACAACTGATAATAGTTTAAAAGATAATGCTCAAGGTACTCCAAATGAAGCAGCTCCAGGAGCAAATAGATATAAAATCAGTACAACTCTTATAAAAGAATCATTAACAAACCTTAATAGTACTAATGCTAGTTATGTAACATTACTAAGAATTGACAACGGCGCTCTTCAAGTAGATAAAACAGATGCTACTAATGTTACAACTGAATTATCTAAAAGATTAGCAAGAAGAACATTTGAAGAATCTGGTAACTACGCAGTTAAACCATATCAATTAGATATTAAAGAACATTTAGATGATACTACTAATAACGGGTATCTACTTTCGGGTTCTGGCGGTGACGCAGATAAACTTGCGATCGGTGTCGAACCTGGTGTTGCATACGTACAAGGATTTAGAAATGAAAACATTTCAACTAAATATCTTGTCATAGATAAACCTAGAAATGCAGCAGACGCTGTAAATGTTGATGCTAATGCTAATGTCCCAACCCCTGTAGGTAATTATATTGTACTTAATACACCAAAAGGTGTTCCGGATATCTCAAACTTTACTCATGTATTACTTAAATCTGCTGTAGACGGCGGCGGTAGTACAGTAGGTACTGCTCGAGCAAGAGCATTAGAATATATTGCTTCAGAGTGGAGACTACATTTATTTGATATTACTATGTCATCCGGTAATTTCTCAGCTGTAGAAAGTGTAACACAATCTCATTCTACTGGAATTACATTTACTGGAAATGTAAAAGAATCAACTGCAGTTAGGTTCGATATTGGTAATAATGGTTTGGTATTTAAGATGCCATATGCCGCTGTTAAGACTTTATTTAATCCTAGCCCGGCATCAGGCCAAAATGCTAATACTACAGAATATACAGTTAAGAAAGATTTTTCAACGACGATTACAAATAATGTTGCAACAATCCAACTTGCAGGTACTGATGGTCACTTTACTAATATTAATACTGCTACATTTATTGCTATTGGTACTGGTAACCTTGTAACTCCATCATATAGCGGTGGAACACCTAGTGATGGTGCAACATCTATTTCTTTTGCAGCTGTTGGTTCTAACGGTACTGCAGTTCGAGTTGTCGCTGATGTTGAAATAGACGGCGGTGATAAAGTACAGAAAAGTAAAACAAGAGATAATAATGAAGTTGCTTCAGGTGTGTCTGCTAGTGCAGATGGTTCATATTCATTAGGTAAAGCAGATATTATTAAGATTGTTTCTGTTGTAGATGCAACAGGGACTAATGTTACAGAAAGATTCGTTCTTGATAACGGACAAAGAGATAACTATTACGATATAGGTAGAATTATCCGAAATGCGGATTCTTCTCCGGTATCTGGCGCACTCACAATTACATTTGATTATTATACTCACGGCGGCGGAGATTATTTCTCCGTAGATTCATATCCAAATGCAGATTATGATACTATACCTTCATTTAACTCAGCACAAGGTAGTGTTGAATTAAGAGATTGTATAGACTTTAGACCAAGAAAAGGTGATACTGCAAACGGCGGATCAACAGACTTTACAGTTGCTAATGCATCTCTAACTAGTAGCCCTGACCCATCACATGCTATATCAATGTATGTTCAATATTATATGCCTCGAATTGATAAACTTTTTATTACTAAAGAAGGTGAATTAAAAACTGTTACTGGTGTTCCATCGGATAATCCTAAAGCTCCACCAGCGCCAGAAGATGCTATGGGTCTTTATGATTTAAGATTAAATCCATATATCTTTGATCTACAAGATGTGAATCCTAAATTACTTGATAATAAGAGATACACAATGCGAGACATTGGTGCTCTTGATAAAAGATTAAAGAACGTAGAGTATTATACATCACTATCACTGTTAGAGCAACAAGCATCTAATACTCAATTATTCTCTGCTGGTTTAGAAAGAACTAAAAACGGTTTCGTAGTAGATGGTTTCAGAGGCCACAATGTTGGTAAAGCCACAGATCCTGATTATCAAGCATCGATTGATAAAGGCCAAGGTGTTTTAAGACCTAAGTTTGATGAAAGAAATGTTAATTTAATCCGTAAAGCCGGTGATTCTGGTGCGGTGGTACAGCATGCATCATTATGTATGTTACCACATACTTCTGATAACTATATTAATCAGCCTTACTCATCTATTGCTGTTAATGTTAATCCTTATAATGTCTTTTCTTGGAGTGGTACTGTTAAATTATCACCTGAGTCCGATGAATGGAAAGAAACCGATATCAGACCTGATGTTATTATTAATGATGAAGGTCTATATGACCAATTCGTAGCTATGGCAGAAGAAAGTGGTATTCTCGGTACAGTATGGAATGAATGGGAAACTAACTGGACTGGTGTAGAAACAGACGTTTCTATTAGCGGCGGCGGTATGGAATGGGGCGGTTTTGATATTGGAATGGAAGACGGATTCAGACGAGGCCGTTGGGGCCGAAGAGGTGGACGAACTGGTTCTACAACTACTACTGCAACAACAGTTACCCAACAACAAGCTAGAACTGGACTTACAACTTCTATTGCATCTGATACAGTAAACAGAGAATTAGGTTCTAAAGTTGTTGAAGTCAACTTTGTTCCATTTATGAGATCAAGAAAAATATTCTTTAAGGCTGAATTACTTAAACCTAATACTAAATTATATCCATTCTTTAATGATATATCTGTATCTACTTTTTGTAGAGAAGAAACTTTCCAAGAATTTTCAGATAGAACTGAGGTTGTAACGCATGAAGGCGCAACTACTCACCCTGCAGGAACTAGTGTTTTAACAAGTGATGCGACAGGAATGGTTGAAGGTTCATTTGTCATTCCAAGAAATGATGTCATCAGATTTAAAACTGGAACAAGAACATTTAAACTAACTGATTCTACTACTAATAATTCTAATGATGGCAGTGAAACTACTTTTGCAGAAACACAATTTCATGCAGAAGGTTTAATAGAATCTGTACAGAAAGAAATTCTATCAACTAAAGTTCCTAGTTTTGTAACTACCGAATTAAATGATGATAGAACTATAACAGATACAACAGTTCAAACCACAGTAGAGTGGGTCGACCCTCTTGCACAAACAATGTTAATTGATACCGAAGGTGGTATATTCTGTAAAACTCTTGAGTTATTCTTCCATAAAAAAGATGCAGCAATTCCTGTAAGAGTAAGTATAAGATCAGTAGAAAACGGTATACCAACTCAAAAGATTGTTCCAGGAGCAGACGCTGTAGTCTATCCATCTAGTGTAAATGTAAGTACTGATGCATCGGCATCGACTACTATCACGTTTGATCATCCAATTTATCTTGCTCAAAACCAAGAATATGCTGTTGTAATTATGGCACAGTCAGATAATTATGAATGTTGGGTTGCTGAGATGGGCGGATTTGATAAGACTAATCCTAATAATAGAATTACTAAACAGCCTTATGGCGGTGTATTCTTTACATCACAGAATGCTTCAACATGGACTCCAGAACAAAGTCGAGACCTTAAGTTTAAATTAAATAAGTGTGTATTCTCTGGTTCAGGTGGTGAAATTACTTTAGTGCATGATACTATTCCTGCCAAACTTTTACCTCTTAATCCTATGGTGTCTACTAATAGTAGTGGTACTGTAAAAGTATTCCATAAAAACCATGGAATGCATCAATCTTCTGGTCACACTTACCAAGTAGCAATTACAGGAGCTGCCGCATTTAATGGTCTTGCAGCTGCTAATTTAAATGGTACTCATACTATTACTAGTGTTACCCATGACACTTATGAATTTACAGCTGGTGCGAGTGATACTGCTAGTGCTACTGGTTCAGGTGGTGGAGCTGCTATCTATGCAACAGAAAATAGACAGATGGATTTAGTGAGAGCTAATATTCAATCTCTTACAGTCCCAGGAACAGATATCAGATATTTCATGACTCCTTATAGTCCAACAGAAGTAGTACAACCTAGTGGAGAAATTTTAGCTAATCAGAATATAACATTTGCTTCACCTAAGACTATTGCATCTGCTACTAATTCATCAACAAAGACATTTGAATTAAGATGTGTCATGACAACAGATAAAGATACTATTTCTCCAATTATTGATATGAATAGAACATCATTATTTACAATTCAAAATAGAGTTGTTGATAATACTTCAGGTAATGAATTGGCTGCTACTGGCGGTAATCAATTAGCCAGATATTTAACCAAGAAGATAGAATTGGCTGAAGAAGCAGATAAGATTGATGTATTCTTAAATGTTAATAGACCAAGATCAGCTAATGTTGATTTATATTGGAGAGTAGTAGAAGGCGGTGCAAGTACAGATATAGAAACTGTGGCTTGGCAAAGTACTGTGATATCACAAGACCCACCATCTATACCTATTAATGATAATCGTTCATCATTTAAAGAGATACATTACAGTATTGACCCGCCGGGAAGTTTTGGTACTATGCAATTTAAGATTGTGCTAAGATCGAGCAATAGTTCTACTGTACCACAAGTTAAAGATTTTAGAGCAATTGCTTCGACATAGGAAATATTATGCCAAGAACTAAAAAAATAAAAGATAATCCTGATTTAGTTAAAGATACTGTTACTCAAGCAGTTATAAATACTAATAGTAATGCGATACACGCAAGAAGAAATCAGATAGCTCTCATTAAAGCTAAAGACGACGAAATTCAAACTATGAAAGCGGATATTGCAGAAATTAAATCCTTGCTTAAAAAATTAGGTAATAAATAATGGCCAATAAAGAAACAAGAATAATTAAGTCTAATACCTTAGAAGAACTTAGACAGAAGACCAATGAAGTATCATTACACTTGGGCGATAATGAACAATTAAATGCATCATTAACTGATAAAACATTTGATTTTGCCAATGTCTCTGCGGGTAATACACTTTTTGATGCAAATGATAATAATAGTAAAACAGTAGAATTTAATATTAAGTCTGAAGAAACTTTAGATAACACTGGTGGATATATTATACTTAAAGGTTCGCCATCTCTCACTGGTTTTGTTGCTAATGCAACTGTTACTCAAACAGGTGGTTATTCTGCCACTATTGTTAGTGTATCTACTGATAAAATTTTAGTAAAAAATTCAAGTGGTACTTTTGATTCGACAAAAAACCTAACAGTAGGTTCAAACAATATACCTAATGCAAATGTAATAAGAATTATAGCAGAAGCATATAATGTAGGTGTTGTAAGAGTATATATTAACAATGCTGAAATTAGTCAGAATTTATTGGCAGGTGGTTTTCACGTAGCAAATAGTTCTTCAACAATTCCACTTTTAAATAACCCTTCAATAACAGACTTTAATGAAGGTGCAACAATTTATCAAGGTGGTGCTCTAGGAACTGCAACATTTAGTGGTACAGTATTGAGTGCTACATCTACACAATTAAGATTAAAAAATCATACTGGTAGTTTTAGTGCTACTACACTAATCAAAGTAGATGGTTCTGCTGCAACTATTACAGGAGCAAACCACGGTGATCTTAGTAATAGAGATATTACAATAGGTAATGTAATTGAGTTAAATACTCCTGCAGCTGCAAATGATGATATTAGGATTTTTTCATCAAGTGTTGTAGACGCAGTTAACGAGTTGCAAGATGATGTTGGTATCATTGAAAATCTAGAAGCAAGTCTTGGTACTGATGTTGTAACTGCACTTAATAATATTGAATCAGTATTTGATGCATCAGCGTATGGTATCAGTGCAGGGGCCAATTCGTTTGATTTAGTGTCCGGCCAATTTACACTTGATTCATCTGCAGATATTGTTTTAAATGCTGAGAGTGGTAATATAATTTTAGAAGATGGTCTTGTTCAATTCGGAGAATTTGAAAAAACAGGTACAGGTACTAATTTAATAATTAAATCTGGTAATTCTACAATGTTAACCGGTTCAGGATCGAATGCTACGTTTGCTAACGACCTAACTATTACTAGTGATTTACAAGTTGCGGTTAACTTAAACGTAGATGGAATTACAACCCTCGATGGTACTACTGTTGATGGAACATTTAATGTAACTGGTGCAACTGATTTAGATACTACTCTAAATGTTGACGGTGCAACTACTCTTATTGGCCAATTAAATACTCAAGCACATAACTTCTTAGGTAACGGAACAGGTGATAATACAACCGTTTCTGGAAATTTAAATGTAGGTGTTAATTCTACTTTAACTGGTAACTTAACTGTTAATGGTACTGAAGCAGAAATTAATGCTAATCTTGATGTAAACGGAAATGCAGATGTTTCTGGTACTACTGATCTACATGGTGTTGTGGAAATAAATAACACTCTAGGTGTAGACGGCAACTTTAGAGTCGGATCGAGTGGTAATAATTTCTTTAATGTTACTGCAGCATCTGGTAATACACAGATTGATGGAAATTTAGAAGTAGA